CATTGGCTTCGGCTATCGACTTCCCGGCAACAATTTCAGGATAACAAGTAAAAATGACAGGATTAGAAATTTCAGGAAGAATATGGCTGAAAACAATATGGTCGCCAGCGCCAGCATTAAGAACAACAATGGTGCTATCAGAAAATCCAATAGTATTTCTAAAAATAGCTTCATCATGGGAATATAGTTCTTGTTTACTTTCACTTCGGATGCCCCCTTCTGGGTTTTTAAAATGCCAAGTAATTGCATGGGGCGCAACAATGATTTTGTATCCTTTTAAATACAAACCATAGGTAAACAAGGTTTCTTCTCTATGCGCCACCCTTGATAGCCCAAGGTTGTAATCATGCACTCCAGCCCGGTATAAGAATGAACAATGCAAATGCTCAACTTCTTTAGATTGCTTTATATAATTCCATTGAATATTTGGCTCTTTATCAATATCTGATACCTTGCCAGTAGATTTGGAAGTATCAAACTTTAATGGTGGGGTAAGGATTGAACCGCCAATAGCGCCTATATTTTCTATAGTTGTATAACCTAATAGATTGCCTAGAACATCTGGCTCTGGTATGGCATCATCATCTACTCGCCAAACCCAATCAAACCCCATTTCATTGGCTTTCTGATGGATATGGTGCTGACCTTTTTTTTCAGCATAAACCCATTCCCAAGGTATCTTTTTTATATCTAGCATTTGAAAGAAGTATTGATAAATCATTTCTTGCCGCATATCTTTTGGCTCATCATTATCATCAAATATCACCAGCTTATCTGGCAATCTAGTCTGGTTGATAATGGCATTTAATACTAATGGCAGGGTTGTATGGTATCTACCTCTGGTAGCCACCGAGCATAGAACTTTATTCATTGTCCCACCTACAAAGCATTAGATTGCATCGGTTTTTAGGTGTAACTTCTTGCATTACATCTGATACTTTTCCAGCTTCATTGATATAAGCAAAAGTAAATCCGGGGAAGTCTGCTTCGGTTAATCCATGCAGTTTGTGATGCTCGCCCCAAAACCCTTTTGGCTCATTGTGTGGGACTGTAAGCAATAATCGCTTGCAATGATTTTGTAGCTTTTTTACAACAGATAACCCATTATCTAAATGCTCTATAACCTCAAAAGCAATGATAGTGTCATAGTTTGCAAGTTCATAAGTGTTTATATTGGCTTGTTCAAAATTGCGAAATTCTGCCCAATTTTGTTCTTTTGCTACTTCAATAATAATAGGATCATAATCAATTCCGTCATACCAAATAGCGCTTGGTAAGAATTGAGAGCCATAGCCAGTAGAGCATCCAATTTCTAAGATTTCATTTCCTAATAAATTTTGATTTGCCCAAAGATACCGGGCAGTTTCTCTAGGCAATACTGAATCGCCTTTTAGAAATACCGCCCTTTCATAGTTATTGGTGAGCCGCCACCGATACCAATCAGGGTGATATTCCTTTGCTAATGCTAGGACATGAAGCTCTAGTATTTGTTCCCATTGTGTTGCTACATCTAATCCATATAGTGTTGCCATCTTATTTTATATTCTCCAATTAGTGTGGATATACAGCATCAACCCTCATTCCAACAGTTAAACCAGTTCCAAATACTATAGCAGTTCCACTTGTTACTGTTACATCTGTTCCATTTACCATTTTTGAGCCATTAACAAATACTTCAATTTTTCCAGAAGTATAACTAGCAGAAGTTGTAAATGAAGTTTGTGCCGCAGTTGCAGTAAATGAATCATAAGTCATTATTCCGCTACTTGCACCAGCCGAACCACTATATCCTGAATAACCGCTTAATCCAGAGCCACTATAGCCAGAGTAGCCACTTATTCCTGATCCAGAATAACCTGAGTAGCCACTAAAGCCAGATGTACCATTTGTGCCGTTACTGCCTGAATAGCCAGAAAAACCGCTTGTACCGACTGCACCAGAATAACCAGAAAATCCGCTAGTACCATTTGTTCCATTACTTCCAGAATAGCCTGAATATCCACTTACACCTGAGCCAGAGTAACCGCTATAACCACTTACACCGCTACCACTATAGCCACTATAACCTGATACTCCACTTCCAGAATAACCGCTAATGCCAGAAAATCCGCTATAGCCAGATGCGCCATTTGTTCCAGAAATCCCTGAAAAACCAGAATAACCAGAAACACCAGAGCCAGAGTAACCAGAGTATCCAGATACACCAGAACCGCTGTAACCGCTGATGCCACTAAATCCACTTTTTCCTGAATAGCCGCTAATCCCAGAATAGCCGCTATAACCAGACTGCCCATACATTACTTGGGTAGCAGTAACAATAACACCCGGTGTTACTGGGACTGTTGGTGTTGTTTGTGCGGCTAAAGTTTGAATGGAAATGGTTGTAGAAGATACAGCCCAAGCCAATTGCAAATAATCACCAGCGGCAACAGTTAATACATAATTTACTGCGGCAATAACAGCGGCACTACCGCCATGAGAAGTTCCGGGGACATTAAATAAACTATTGCTATCTGCAATATCAGCACCATTTTTTCTAAGCCAAACATCAACATCAAATCCATTGGATGCAGAATTTAAAAACTGAATAGAATATTGAATGTTATAAGTTCCAGCATTTGCAAAAGTAATTTGATTGCCAGAAACAATGCTTACACCAGTTGCTTCAAATTGATTACCAATATTAACTACATAAGATGCGGTTGTGCTTGCCGCAGTTTGATTAGTTATGTCATAGAATGAACCATAATAACCAAGTGTTCCACCAGCACCTACAGCACCAGAATAACCAGAAAGACCTGAGAAACCACTTATTCCTGAGTAGCCAGAATAGCCTGATACTCCACTTCCAGAGTATCCAGATACACCGCTACCTGAGTAACCAGAAATTCCTGATGCACCACTATAACCAGAAATGCCACTCCAACCACTTAGACCGCTAAAGCCTGACCAACCGCTAATTCCAGAATAACCACTAAATCCAGATATACCAGAATAGCCAGATACACCACTACCGCTATATCCAGAATAGCCGCTATATCCAGATTGACCAACAACACCAGAATACCCACTAATGCCGCTGAAACCACTATACCCACTTACTCCTGATCCGCTAAATCCGCTGATACCAGAGTAGCCGCTGAAACCACTTACACCGCTTCCGCTGTAGCCGGAATAACCACTATATCCCGATACACCACTTCCGCTAAATCCGCTAATCCCTGAAAATCCAGAAAAACCGCTGATGCCGGAAAAACCACTATAACCAGAAATACTAGAGCCGCTGTATCCAGAATAGCCGCTTACACCACTACCAGAATAGCCAGAAATGCCGCTATAACCGCTGAATCCAGATATACCTGAAAAACCACTTTGTCCATCTTGTCCTGAAAAACCACTTTCACCAGAAAATCCTGATTGTCCATCTTGACCGCTAAAGCCAGAAATTCCTGAATCGCCAGAGAAACCAGAAATACCGCTGTCCCCTGAATAACCGCTTATGCCAGAATCTCCAGAAAATCCGCTATAGCCACTTATTCCTTGTGGAACAAATAAAGCCCAATTTGAATTTGCATCTGGTGGATTTTCAAAAGTTGCTATGTTATTAATTGCAATCCAAGTTTGATTTGCATAGGTAACTATGCAATTTGGAATATAGGTAGTATCTATAACCCAAGCACCAAAAAAATATAAACCTATTCCTGAATAACCTGAATATCCGCTTTGTCCATCTTGACCAGAAAATCCTGATATTCCAGAATCGCCAGAGAAACCGCTGATTCCACTATCTCCGCTAAATCCGCTAATACCACTATCTCCACTAAATCCTGATATTCCGCTGTCGCCAGAATAACCGCTTATACCGCTGTCGCCAGAGTAACCGCTAAAGCCAGAATCACCAGAATAGCCAGAGTATCCAGATTGACCATCTTGCCCTGAAAAACCGCTGATACCAGAATCGCCACTATATCCAGAATATCCAGAAATACCGCTTTGTCCGGGTGGACCTACTATTGGACCTACATTGTTCCAAACAAGTCCATCCCAAACATATAAGTCGCCATCGGCTGAAACAATATAAGCATCATTAGGAAGATTTCCTATTGCTGGCAAATCGGCAACAGTAGGAACAGTTCCTTTTACATTAATGGAAGTGCCTTGTTGTCCGCTATAGCCAGAAAAACCGCTATATCCACTAATTCCAGAGTCGCCAGAAAAACCACTTAATCCAGAATCTCCGCTATAGCCAGATTGCCCATCTTGACCGCTAAATCCAGAATACCCAGATTGTCCATCCTGACCAGAATAGCCAGATTGACCATCTTGCCCTGAATAACCGCTATAGCCAGAGTAACCGCTAAAGCCAGAATCACCAGTTATAGATTCCCCAGAATAGCCTGAGAAGCCACTATAACCGCTTACACCGCTTCCAGAGTATCCGCTATACCCTGACATACCATCTTGACCAGAAAATCCGCTATAACCGCTATAACCTGATTGTCCATCAAATCCAGAAATACCATTTTTTCCGGAATAACCGCTAAAACCCGATTGACCAGAATATCCAGAAGTTCCACTAAATCCAGATGGACCAAAGTAGCCTTGATTTACAGCAAGAGTGATCTCATTACCAATAGCTACTTCTACATTGATTGATTCGCCACTAGCATTAGTAACAGTTAATTCAGCCATGACGATTCCTTAGTTATTTACAATTGCATCAGATCGCACAATGAATAGCAAAAAGATAATTAGATCATTTGCCGGATTGCTTCCGCTGGCAGGAAAACTAATTTTAATTCGACCAGAGTAACCAGCACCATTGATGTAGGCAATGTCTAAATCAGGGTCATTTGCTACTAAATCCCATGCAGTTTCATCAATAACAAGGGTAAAAAAGCCATTAGCTTCATTTAAATTGACAATGCTTAAAGTTACTGGAGTTGGGGTTGGGGTGTAATCGCTAATATCAAAAGATAAACCATAGCGGGTATCTTTAACATTGGATAATTTTCTGCGAATAATCTGTGCATCAATAGTTGTGCCAGTTAAATCCAAAGGAGTTCCATTGTTGGCTAAACTAAGATTCCAAAAAGTCTTTTGGTTATATACAAGTTCGCCAGCAATAATTTGATTGTCAAATCCCGATACCTGAGTTAAGGTATTTTTGTTAAAGACTGCCATGATTTTTCCATTTCTCGGTTAATGGCAAGTGGCACTCCACTTAGCCTCAAATCATGTCTTATTTTTTTGTTATTTTACCTTAATACTTGCCTTCAGCAAACACATTTACAAATACTGTGCCATCTTCTAATGCTTCTATTTCATGCCATTCATTAGCTGGAAGATTTAAAGGTTGGCTATCTTTATCCATAGTGTAGCTACGACCTTCAAGACTGACTAAACAAGAACCAGCATTACACATAGTTGCATGAGAATATATATGTTGATGGTGTGGTAATCCCTGTCCTTTATCTGCATGGTAAACATTTAACTGTGCTCCATCATAGGTAAAAGAGTGTTTTGGCTCTACAACAATCATGCCGTTACTGTTCCAGTTGTATTTGACTTAGTTGGTATAGAAGGTTTAGATTCATTAGTTGTTAAAACAGAACCATTCCAAGTAAAACCAATATTTCCAACACCTAATTGTTCAGTCAAAACCCAGTCAATAATTTTTCCATCAGTTAAAACAGGAGTCCAAACTAGACATTGAGTATCTGCTTGTATGAGTTGAATAGAATCTGCTGGTGGTGTCCAATCTTGAGTATTACCATCCCATAAAACAATATTACTTACTACATTAAATTCAACAATTAAATAATTTTGAGTTGTCATTTTTATTTATCCTATTACCATTCAAAAATTACAATACCGGCTGCACCTGAAGCACTAGTATTATTACCTGTAGAACCACCACCGCCACCACCATAATTTCTGCCAGTTGCAGAGCCGCCTGTACCACCTCCACCTAAAATAGAAGAACCACCAATACCACCCAATCCAGCAGAACAAGGTTGTCCAACACCATATCCACCACCTTGACCACCGATATTTATAGCTCCATTAGAACCAGACCCACCACCACCGCCATTACTATTGGCTATACCGCCAGAGCCACCAGTTGCAGAAATAGTTGTAATACTTTGTGTTCCTGAAGAAACTTGTGAAGTTCCACCATTACCACCATTGGTATTACTAGCACCACCACCACCACCAATAGTTACAGAAAGAGTTGCAGATGGGGTTAATCCTGTCAAATAAGAAATAGCCGCACCGCCACCACCACCACCGCCACCAGTACCGGATGCTCCATAGTAATAACCGCTACCTCCTCCACCACCACCACCAACTACTGTGATTTTAAGTAAAGTAACTCCACTAGGAATAGTAAATGTTCCATTAGATGTAAAGGCTTGACCACCTATACCAGCAATACCAG